CTATGGTTGAACCGAGAAGTAAGGCTGGTTTTATTTTTGGAGGTATATTGGGACAATTCACACGTAAATTAAAATTTGAAAATATGAAATTGTTTCTCAGCTTCCTCGAATCTATTCTCATGTGTAAGAAGGGTCTCCCTCGAGCGGGCAAAGCACTAATCGAGGCCGCGGAACAGAAGATGGTTGACGCTTTAAGTGTCAAACAAGCTGATCCAGAGCCAGTTATAGTGCCTTGTTGCCAGGGGGATTCTCTTCGTGTAATAACAGTTGAAACTATTAAAACACAATTAAGGAGAACAACTAGAGAAATGTTTAATGGGACTCGTGTAACACGCGAGCTCCTGGAGAAAGCATATTTTCCTTCAACATCTAGCAATTACAATAGAACAAAACGCGAAGCCGGCCAGGTTGGCGAGCTTATAGATCTTGCACTTAAGATCGGGCTCGAATTTCCAAAAATTCAGTTAACTGAATTTAAAGGGAAGTTCTCACACTCAATTAGTGAAAAATGGGGTGATGACTACTGGTTGGATGAGCAGATGAATGAAAAGACACTCGAGAGTGTCGTTGAAGAAGGTGTGTGTTATGTCGCAGATACGACGGACGTCGAAGAGGCCTACAAAATTTTATATTGGCATACGTTCGTTGAAGCACAAGAAGAGGATCCTCTGGTTACTCCTGTTGGCTTAGCTGAGGCACTGAAAATAAGGGTCATATCTAAAGGACCACCCAAACACTATTTCTGTCTCAAACCGATACAAAAACTCATGTGGAAGACTTTGAAGAGTCATCCAACATTCGAGTTGATTGGTAAGGAAATAGATTCGGATATAATAAATTCAGTTGCTAAAGGCGAGTTGTATGACGATGAAGAATTTGTAAACGGTGATTATGTTGCAAGTACCGACAACCTATATAGTTGGGTATCGGAGACGATTTTGGACGAGCTTCGGCTTATTTGGACCCTCGATGGAGGGTTCTTTCCTAATGAATTGTATGTAATGATGAAAAATTCACTCACTAAACACATATTCGTAAAAGTTGTAAAGACAGACACGGGTGAAAAACTTGAGGTTCGTATGAAACAAAAGATGGGACAACTCATGGGTTCAATCATCTCTTTCCCCTTCCTATGTTTGGCTAATGCAGCCTTATGTAGGTTTTCGATGGAGATAGATCAAGGCTGTGAGTTGTATCTTGAACAGTGTAGATTACGGATTAATGGAGACGATTGTATATTGGTTGGCAATAAGCATCCCTTATGGGGTCTTTTTGCCATTTGGGAACAGGTCACTCATATGGGTGGCTTGAACACATCAGCTGGTAAAACATATCATAGTAAATTTGCTGTGATAAATAGTCGTCGTTTCGATTATGATCCTTCAAGTAAATCCTGGGTCGAACAAAAGTTCGTGAATCTAGGAATTTTATTTGGAATGTGTAGATCTGCTGCGGGTGAACAAACAAAGAAGTGGATTGGTGATATTGGGACTCTTCACAGAGACCTTTATAAACAATGTCCTTCAGAGTTATGGGAGGAAGTAAATAAGGCTTTTTATTATTATAACAAAAATACTTTGAGAAGCTTTAGAGGTTCATATTGTGCTCCAGAATTTCTGGGAGGCCTCGGTATGGTGGGTAAACTGTCTGATCAGGACCTAAGGGTCTGTACAACGATCAGATCACAGCTCGCTCACACAAAGCCGTGTCCTTGGCCTGCAGCCAAGGACTGGCAAATGCATCAAATTGTCCAGAAGACAATTGGATCGATACCTGAGGTCAGTTTCCGGAATTTCGAAACAACAGTTGAACCTAAACTCGAAAATTTAACTTCTTATGAGAGGCAGCAGTTTCCCTTTGTTCAAAGGGATGTCTGTCTTAAGTTGGAGGATGAATATTCTTGGGTTTATAATTTACTTACGATTCAAACTCTCTTTAAAAATGAACTATCTGAATTAAAAACATCAGTTAAGCCCGACAAAAATGACAAAACAAAAGAAAGGAAGTATAAAGAATTAAATGAAAGGGAGAAAGAAGAATACAAAAAAGGATACAAAAAGAAGCTAGATAAAAAAAAATTAAGTGAGAAAAAATAGCCAGAGCAATAAAGGAAGAAAATTAAAAGTGAA